ACCCGGACAGGAGCGTGCTGGCCATCACCAGCAGCGACGTCATGGCGTCGCAGTACGCCAGCGTCGTGGCCTCCACCCTGCTGGAGAACGGCGAGCACCAGCGCGTCTTCCCCCACCCGGACTGCCGCCCTGATCGGACGCGGGGCTGGTCAACCGACGGGTACTACCTCGCCGGCGTACCGTCGAAGCAGAAGGACCCCAGTCTGCGCTTCGCCGGGTTCGGCTCCAGCGTGATCGGCTCGCGGTGCCATCTGCTCGTGCTCGACGACGCCGTCGGCCAGGAGACGGCCCAGAGCGCGGTGGGCATGGCCAACGCCCGACGCTACACCGATCAGAGCCTGCTCAGCCGGCTGCACCCGCCCGGGAGCGGCGGCGGCGTCCTGCTGGCGATCAGCACGCGGTGGAGCGAGCAAGACCTGGTGGCCCACCTCGAGCAAGCCGGCACCGAGGTGATCACCTACCCCCAGTTGAGCGACGCGTACCCCTGGAAGGCGGAGCTCGAGCGGGACGCGCCCGAGCAGGTCGACGCCGAGGGCCGGGTGCCCCTCTGGCCGGCGCGCTACGACCTGGCCTGGGTGGAGGCGGAGCGGCGGCGGCTGGGGACGGCGCAGTTCGAGCTGCTGCACATGGGCGACCCGGTGGCCGTGGGCGGCGGGGTGTTCCGCTCGGCGGCGTGGTTCAAGCCCCTGCCCCCGGGGTTCGACCGGGACACCCGCGACCGCTTGCTGCGGGTCAGCGGGATCGACCTGGCCTGGTCGTCCAGGGAAGGCGCCGACTACACCGCGGTGGCCACCCTGGGCACCGACGTCAACGACCCGATGCACCGCCTGTACTGCCTCAACCTCTTCCGCCGGCGGCTGGACGAGGGCGAGCTGCTGGCTCAGCTGACGGAGCATCTGCTGGCCGTCCAGCCCCACGCCGTCATCGTGGAGCTGGGCGCCTTCCGGGTCGACGCTACCCAGTTGCTGATCGAGCAGCTGCGGCAGCAGCTGTACGGCCGGCTGCGCCACATGCCCAACGTCTACGGCGTGCGGAGCGTGACAGACAAGGTGACCCGGAGCCGGGCGCTGGCGATCCACGCCGAGAACGGGCTGTTCTACTGCGACAAGACTATGGAGCTGTGGCCCACCGCCGAGCGCGAGCTGCTCTCCCTGCCTCTGGGGGCCAACGACGACATCCCCGACGCCCTAGCGTATGCCACCAACGGTGCCCTGGGGGTGGCCCTGCGGGAGGCGCAGCAGCCGGGGCGGCTGCTGTTCGGTCCCCGGTAGCGCCGGGCGGGGCGCGCCCGTCTGGACCGGCACGGCCAGGACATCGTGCGCGACCCCATCGTCGTCCGTCCAGCGGCAGCGCCACATCCCGCCCGCGATCTGCTCCGGCGTGAGGCCGTCGTGCGTCCAGGGCCCTGCGGGCCGTGACGCGCTCACGGGGCGCGGTGTGTGCAGCCAGGCGTCGACCTGGTCCAGGGTCATCCCATAGGCCAGGCCCGCGATCCCGGTGGTCCCGGCGTTGGGCCCCTGGGAGCCGCCCCGGGGAGGGACGGTGCCTTTCCCCCCCCAGGGCACCCATCGGTCGGTCTGGGGGTCGACGAGCCCGTAGTGGCCGTAGCTGAGCGCCCGCGGATCCCGCGCCCTCGACTTCCACAGCACCAGCCCCTGGCGCCGGGCCATCCGCCGCAGCCGGTTCTCCCGGATCTTGAGCGCCCGCGCTTCGTCGGCTCCCCCGATGTCGCTCATCGCACCCTCCCGATGCTCGGCGTGATGCTGGGAGTGATACCAGACGTGATGCAGAGGGTGCACAAGAACCACCCGCCCCGTCCTTCGCGGACGCTTTCGCTTCTGCCGGGCGCTGCGGCTGGCGCCAGCTGGAGCGCCGCTACACCCAGGAGATGCGGGAGCGCTACCGGGAGGATCCCGCGCTGTGGGTCGACCTGGTGGAGCAGGCGGCGGTGGAGGACGTCACGCTGGTCGGCGAGGCCCAGGCCCCGGAGGGGTGCGAGGAACGAGCCATGGCGCGGGTGCAGTGCCACCGGCGCGTCCTCTACGACCTGCTGTGCGCCGTGGCGAAGGACGTGGGCGTCTGGGTCGACCCGGACATCGAGGAGATCGACCGCGCCCTGCTCGAGATGCGGCGCACGGAGGTCATGCGGGAGCGGGGCCTGCCGCTGACCTGCCCGGTGTGAGGCAAGCCGGCCAAGGACCCCGCCCTGGCCATCCGGGGGCGGGACGGCTACGGCTACTGCTCCCAGGGGTGCCTCGACGCGGACGTGGCCCGCTGGAAGGCGCAGGCGCAGACGCCGGGGAGTGGGCGCCGGCCGTAGCCCGCTCCCCGGCCCGCGGATGGCGTACCATCGGGAAGCGCCCGCCCGGAAAGAGGCGCCCCCCGGCTCCTGCAGTGAACAGGAACCGAGGGACTTCACCAGCCAGGACTGCAAGGAGCCCTGAACCGATGCGTGCTGATGGTACCCAGCGCCGGCGGCATCGCCGGCCGCGCGGACGTCCCCTGCTGCTGACTCTCGCCCTCCGGGTCGACCATCCGGCGCCCGCTGTGGTCCCCCAGGATGCCCCAGGCGGGGCGTCCGCGCTGCAGCTGGCCCGGCGCCTGGCCGGCGTCCACCCGGACGTGTTGGAGGCCCTGGCCCTTGAGCGTCCGGCGTTCAGATCCGACCGCCTTCTGGAGCTCGGCGCCGACCTGAGCGAGAGCCTGGAAGCGTACGGGCAGGGGCTCATCGGGGAGAGCGTCGTGCGCACGGCCGCGCTGGCCGTAGCCGTCGAGTCGGCGGCGGTGTGGTTGGCTACCTGCGGGCTGCCGCTGGAGGCGGCGCGATGAGCGGCAAGGCCAACCGCGCCCCCCGCCTGGTCCCGGCTCGGGGCGGGGTCCCCAAGAAGCCAACGAAGCAGCTCCTCCGGACGGCCTACCACGAGGCCGGACACGCCGTCGCCGCCTACACCCTGCGTCTCCCGATGCAGGAGACCTCCCTCGTCGAGAACGAGGACTCCCTGGGCCGCATGGCGCTCGCCCCACCCCCGGCGAGCTTCCAACCGGAGACGTGGTACGGCGAGGATCGGCGGATGGAGCGCCGCATCGAGGCCCACATCATCTGCGCCCTGGCCGGGCCGGCGGCCGAGGCCCACTGGGCCGGGCGGCGCAGCCACGCCGGCGCCCACGACGACTACCAGAAGGCCATGTACCTGGCGGGGTGGGCGGTCAGCGACTCCTCCGGCGAGGGGGTCCGGCGATACGTAGCCTGGCTGCAGTACCGCGCCGAGGCGTTGGTGCAGGGGGCACGACACTGGCCGGTGATCGAGGCCCTCGCCGCCCAGCTGCTCGCCCGCCGGCGTCTCGGGACCCGGCAGACCCGCGCCGTGATCACGGAGGCCATCACGGCGCACCGCGGCGTCCGGGTGACTCGAGACGCTGCGGGTCGGATCCGCTTCGAGGCCGTCGAGGCCGCCGGCGCCGCGCCTACGACGTAGCTGTCGTGCGTCGACGCGCCCGTCAGGAAGCGGCGACCGCCGCGGCCGTGGCGCTGAGCACCTCGCCGAGCCGTGTCCAGCCGATCGCGGCCCCGTAGACCCCGTACGCCTGGCGCCGGGGCACGACCGTCTCGATCAGCGGGGCGAGCCGTGACGGGGCGCCCCGCCCGGCTTCGGTAGTCGTGTGGGAGATCGCCTCCAGCACCTCCCGCAAGCGGGCCGCGTCCCCCGCCAGCGGCAGGAGGCGATCCTCGATCTCCTCCCACGGCGGGAGCAGCTCCTCGGCACGACCGGCGCCGCCGGTACCGGCTGGCCCCAGGAGTCGAGTCAGATCCGCCTGCAGGCGGCGCTCCTCGGCCTGCAGGCGGTCGAGCGCGGTCTGCGCCTGGGCCTGGGCCGCGTCGTAGGCCGTCTGCCCGATGCGCTTCTGCACGAGCAGGTCGACGTAGCCGGCCAGGCGCTGGTGCACGCCCCGCTCCTCCTGCTGCAGACGGGCCAGCGCCTCCCGTACGACCAGCAGCGCCGGCTCCTCCTCCGGGCGCCGGCGGCGCAGCGCCTCGTAGGCCCGCGCCGCGGCGCGGCGGGCCGCCGGGTTGACCGGCACGAGCGTGCGCACGAGCGTGGCCACCGCTTCCAGCACGGCCGCCTCGAGCGAGCGCCCGCTGCACGAGAAGCGGCAGACCTTCCCGTCCGGGCCGGGCGCCGCGTCCTTCGTCTTGCGCAGCACGGCGGTGCACACGTAGCGCGTCGTCCGGGTGCGCTCGTCAGGGCGCCCCACCATCCGGGAGCCGCAGACCGGGCAGCGCACCAGGCTCGTGAGGAGGTAGCGCCCACTCGTCGCGGGGCGGCCGCGGGGCCGGCGGCCGGCGCGGAGCGTCCGCTGCGCTCCCAGCCACACCTCGTCGGGCACCAGGGGCTCCCAGCGCCCCGGGGGCAGTGCGAGGACCGCCTCGGGCGTCTGGGGCAGCGCCGGCGCGTCGTCCCGGCGCCACAGCTTCTTGGCGTAGCGGCCCGCCGTCCGCGGGCGGCCCTCGGCTGCTGAGGGGCGGCCGGCGTAGGCCGGGCTCTGCATGGTCGCCACGAACGTGCTGTACCCCAGCACCCGCCCGCCCCGGGCCTCGGCCGGCAGGGCGGCCACCCAGCGGTGGACGGAGGCCGCGGACTCGCCGGCGGCCAGGCGCTCGAGGGCCTGGCGGGCGAAGGGCGCTTCCACGGCGTGGGGCACCTGCACCTTCTCCGGGGCGCCGGCCGCCTGCTCCTCCGGGGTGCGCTCGCGGTGGTCGTAGCCCCACAGCTTGCGCCCCACGAACGCCCAGCCGCGCTCCCGGGCCCGGGCCCAGACGCCGCCCACCTTCATCCCCTGCTGCCGGTTGCTGCGCTCGGCCATCCAGGTCGCCAGCCCCCCGATGTCCTCGTCCAGCGGTGCGCCGCCGAACTCGACGGCGGTGTGCACCCGCACGTCGGCCAGCTCCAGCTCCGCCAGCGCCCGCGACTGCTCGGCGTGGTTGCGCCCCAGCCGATCGACGTAGGTGACGACGAACACGACCCGCTTGCCCTCGCGGGCGAGCTGCTTGGCGTGGGCCAGGGCGGCGGCGTAGACGGGGCGCTGCTCGCGCTCCTTCCAGCCCCGCACGGCGGGCTCCTCGTAGACCTTCAGCAGGAAGATGCGTGAGCGCCGGCAGTAGGCCCGCAGGTCGTCCGGCTGGGTGTCGAGCGACAGCCCCTCCTCGGCCTGCTTGCCGCCCGAGACGCGCACCAGCCCGATCCCGTAGACGGGGGACACGCCGTCGAACCCGGCGGCCGCCCCCGCCCGCTCCGCCGCCTCGTCGGCGTCCAGCCCGTCGAGGGTGTCGATCCGCTCCAGCGCCGCCCGTACCACCGGCCCGCTCCTTCCGCCCGCTCTGCCCGCTCGGGCCGCCGGGGCCTCCTACCAGGAGTGGCCCCCGCCCGCGTACTCATACGATAATACGTGAAAGTCACCACATTAGTTTGATTTCGTACGAGATAGTGGGCGAGCACACTACCGGCAGTGGGTGGGGACGCGGCCGCCGCGGTAGAGTCGGCCGGCACCGCGGCGCGGCCGTGAGTCGACGGAAGGGGAGTCATGACCCCGGACGCCGGCGCCGGTTGGGTAGACCCACGGCCCCCGCGGCGCACTTCGCCTACCCCGGAGGACGCCCGTGGTCTACTTCCGCAACGGCACCCCATCCGCTGTGCGGCTCCCGCTGCCCGGCCCCGGCAACCGCTTCGGCGCGCCGCGGCCGCGGCGCGAGGCGACCCCGAAGGCCGTGCTGGACCTGGTCCGCCCCGCGCTCGAGCGGGCGACGACGTTGGTGGCACGGGCGCTCGACGAGTTCGTCTTCGCCGGCACCGGGGCGCCTCCCCCGCCCTCACCCGAGGCCCGTGGAATAACCGCCGACGAGGCGCACCACGCCGTGTCGCTCGCGGCGCTGACGCCCGCCCAGGCGGCGGCCATGGCCCGCTTCCACCGCGAGCTCCAGGGCCTCGTCGACGACGAGCGGTACCGCGACACCCTGCCGGCCGACGACCCCGATGGGGAGGGGGCGGCCATCCTGGCGCACATCACCGACATGTTCCGCATCCTGGCGGAGCGGCTGCTGAACGAGACGCCCTCCGGCGCCGCAGCGCGGGCGTGGCTCTCCCCTGATGAGGCGCTCGGCGTCCTGCTCAGCATGTTCCTGAGCGTGGCCTACGGCGACACCCCCGGTCGGGCCGGTGAGCTGGCCCCGCCGCTCTCGCTCCAACAGTTCTGGGAGGGACAGCGCGTGCGGCTCGCTTGGGCGCCCGACGATCGGAGCCCCACCGGGCGGGCGCCGGCCCTGCTGGGGGGCACGGAGGCGGAGCGCCGGCGCATCGACCCGTACTACGCCTGGCTCTACCAGCGGGTCACCGGCGAGGCCCAGGCGGGCAAGCGGGGGCGCCGGTCGGGGTCGGGCCTCTGGCCCCCGGGCGCCACCGCGGAGCTGGCCGCGGCGGTCAAGATCACGGTGCGCCACCTGGACGCCAACCGGGCGCTCGTCTCCGAAGCGACCGTCGCCGGGGCCATCGCCACCGTCACCAACAACCCCCGCGTCCGCAAAGCGGACGACCGCTCGCTCCGGCGCTGGCTGAAGGCGCACCACCTGGTCTTCGAGCACCTCGTCGAGGAGGCGCGACAGGAGGCGCGACGCACCCCGCCGGCGTAGCCCCGGCTCGACCAGGCCGGACGCCCGCGCATTTCTGTCCTTTTATTGCCCGCCTGGGCGCGGCCTACTTCGGGCCATGGCCAGGCTGCAGCTCGACGTCCCCCCGCCGCTCTTCCTGAAGCTCCTGCGCTACTCGCTCGATCAGGACCGCACCCCGGCCAACCAGGCCCGGAGGTTGCTGATCGAGGTCATCGAGGCCCTGCCGGATCTCCCCGACCCGCCCGTCCCGGACTGGGCGAAGCTGCCCCCAGACGGCGAGCCTGACCCCCTCGAGCCCCCGCCCCGGCCGCCGCGGCCGCCCCGGCGTAGCCGGACGCCGGACGCCGTCGGGGTGGCGGCGTGACCGGCGCACCTGAGCGGCGTGCCTCGCTCCCGACTGGCCGGCTCCCGGCAGCGGACGCCGCCGCCTTCGGGGCGTGGTTGGGCGCGTTGGTCGCCGACGCCTGGCGCGCCGGGCTGCGGCCGGCTGCGCAGCGGCCGGCGTCTGCGGCAGCCACCGCCAGCGGCACGGGCGTCGCCGCGCGCCGGCGCGCGGAACGAAAGCAACCGCCGGGGAGCTGACCCCGGCGGTTGCTGCGTGTTCGCCGAACTGAAGAACGACTTCGACCGCCCGGGGCAAACCCCCGCCAAGGGCCCGACCGGTCGCCACACCCCCCGCTTAAGGACGAGACGTGGCCCTTCCATCGTACGCCATCCCCGACTCCAACAACAGCCCCCACCACCCGAGCAGCCCCGGCGGCGCCCTCCGCCAGCCCGATCTGCTCCGGGTCAGCGCCGCCGAACCTTGCCCGATCTGTGCGCGCCCTGATTGGTGTGGGTTCTCCGCGGACGGGTACCTGGCCGTCTGCATGCGCGAGGAGACAGGCGCGGCGCACCCGGCGCGCGACGGCGGCGGGTGGGTGCACTACCTCCAGGCCGGCCCGCACGCGGCCTCGCGGCCGGTCGCCGAGACGGTGGGTTGGCCGGCGCCCGTGCCGCTGGCACCGATCACGAAGCTCGACCCGACGTACCGCTGGCTGCTCAGCCACTTGGGCCTCTCCGACGCCCACCGCGCCCACCTGATTGAGCGCCGGGGTCTGCCCGCGGCGGCGCTCGAGGAGCTCCTCGCCCGGGGGCTGGCCCCGGCGTCGTGGTCGGTCCCCGCAGACGAGCTTGACGGTCGGCACCAGCTGACCTTCACCCAGGCCTCGGTGCCCAAGCTGCGCGGTATCCCCGGCTTCTTCATGCACGGCGGGCACCCGGTCTCGCTCACCCTGCCCGCGGGGTTGCTGGTTCCGCTGCCCGATCGCCTCGGGCGCATCCAGGGCCTCGTCTTCCGGGCGGATGCCCCGCCTCCGGCCGATCCGAAGCGCCGCTACCTGCTCTTCAGCACCGGCCGGAAACCCGGCGGGTCTAGCTGCGGCAGCCCGGTGGCCGTCTGGCGGCCCGAGCCGGCGGCGCGGGACGGCCAGGCCGTGATCACCGAAGGCTCACTGAAAGCGCTGGTTACCTCGTATCTGTGGCCCGGGGGCGGTTGCGCGCTGGGGGTGCAGGGCGTGGCCGCTTGGAAGCCAGCGCTCACCGTCCTCGCCGAGCTGCGCGCCGCCGCCGGGGGCGGTGCGGGCTTCCAGGTCGCGTTGGCCTACGACGCCGACGCGAGCACGAATGCCGCCGTCGCCTCCGCCGAGGCGTCCCTGGCCGCCGCCCTTCAGCGGGAGGGCTATGCGGTGCAGCGGGCCGCCTGGTCGCAGCACACGCCCGGCGGGGCCTACACCCCGGCGAAAGGGATCGACGACGCCCTGGTCGACGGCCGGCCGGTGCTCGTCCGCCCCTACGCCCGGGCGCGGGCGTGGGCGCCGCCGGCACGGGTACCTCCGAAGGCCGTCCCTTTTTCCGCCGCCGCGACGACGAGGGCGCGAGCATGACGACGACGACGAAGAAGACAACCGGACGCGCTACCGCGGTGGTGGTCTTCACCAACCCGGTGGAGGTCATGGCGGCGGAGCTCGACCCCGGCGACCCCACGTCGCAGGTCGTCCTCCAGATTACGGAGACGATCGCCCGGGAAGGGCGCTGGACAGGGGCGGGGACGGTCCTGTGGGCGAAACGGCACGGGAGGCCCCTGCACCACGACCGCCTCGACCTGGCCGCCGCGAAGCGCCGGGGAGCGTTCCTGCAGCACCTGCTCGCCGCCGAGCCCCGCCTCGAGGCGGGGCCGACCGAGCAGGCCTTGAACGACCTGATCGGCCTGATGCCGAAGGAGCTGGCGGAGGAGGCTCGCCTGAGGCAGGCGGCCCGGCCGGAGGCGACGAACGGGGCGGTACCGCATGGGCCGCCGGGGGCCTCAAGCGCGGCGGAGGCGACGAACGGGGCGGCCGACGACCCCGGGGCCGCCTCCGCGGGCCTGCCGGAGTTCGTCCTGGTCGACGGGGCGCGGCAGACGCTGCCCTGGCCTAGCTTCGGCTCCTGGAAGGACGAGGACCCGAACCCGACGCCGCCGCTGACGCCTCCGGTGCCCCGGGTGCGGACCGACCTCGACCGGGTGCGGGACGTCGAGGCCCAGACGCTGGGCGCCCTGATCTACGTCAACAGGGGGCCGGCGAGGGAGCGGTTCTTCGTCCACGGCGATGTCCCCTCTCAGGTGGTGTCCCCGCCTCCGGACGAGCGCGGGCCACGGCCCCCGATGCTCGACCCGCTGGGGAAGGACAAGCTGCGCCACCAGCTGAACGACGTCGTCGACTTCTACAAGCGCACCATCGTCGAGGACGACGACGGCGACGCGGCCATCGTCTACTCGCCGGTGGGGGCCTCGGGGGAGCTCGTCCTGCACCTCCAGGGGCGCACCGTCTGGCCGCAGCTGCCGGAGCTCTCCCGGCTGATCACCGCGCCGGTCGTCACCCGCGCGGGGGAGCTGGTCGATCACCCCGGGTACACCCCGGCGGCGCGCCTCTACTACGTCCCGGGGCGGGGGCTGACCGTCCCGGCGGTGCCGGCGCGGCCGGGCGCCGACGCCGTGGGGCGGGCGCGGGCGATCGTCTGGGACGTCCTCCAAGACTTCGCCTTCGCCTCGGCGGCCAGCCTGGCCCACGCCGTCGCCCTGTTCCTGCTCCCCTTCGCCCGCGACCTGATCGACGGCCCGACGCCCCTGCACCTGATCGACAAGCCGGCAGAAGGCACCGGCGCCGGACTGTTGGTCGACACCCTCACCTACCCCTTCCTGGGCACCCCGCCGCCGATCTGCAAGCTCCCCGACGAAGAGGAGAGCCAGCGCAAGGTGCTCACCTCCGCGCTGGCCGAGGGGCCGTCGGCGCTGGTGCTGGACAACTCCCGCGCGCTGCGCGGGGCGCCCCTGGCCGCGGCCCTGACCGCCGACCGCTGGACGGACCGCCTGCTGGGCTTCAGCCGCATGATCACCGTCCCCGTCCGCTGCGTCTGGATCAGCACCGGCAACAACGTGCAGCTCCACCGCGAGATCCGGCGCCGGACGGTGCGCATCCGCCTGGACGCGAAGATGGACCGGCCCTGGCAGCGCCCCCTGTCCGACTTCACCTACCGCGACCTGATGCGCCGCGTCCGGGAGCAGCGCGGGGAGCTCGTCTGGGCGGCGCTCGTCATGATCCGCGCCTGGCTCGAGGCCGGGCGGCCGCTGCCCCCGGCGGAGACCGGCTTCGTCGCGCTGGGGCGCTACGAGGTCTGGAGCGACGCCATGGCCGGCATCCTCTACACCTCCGGGATCCCCGGCTTCTTATCCCCGGACGACGAGGGCAGCGTCAACGAGGACTCCGAGGAGGTCGCCTTCCGGGCGTTCGTCGGCCGGTGGTGGGACACCCACCAGGACGGTACCGCCGTCGTCCGGGAGCTCTTCCTGTTGGCCGTGGAGGTCGACGTCCCGCTGACCACCCGCAGCGGGGGCGCCGACGACAGCGCCCGGCGCCAGAAGCTGGGCACCCTCCTGCGCGACCGCGCCGACCGGCGCTACACCCTCGGGACGGTCGCCGTCACCGTCCGGCGCTCCCTGAACAAGCAGGACGCGGTCGTCGGCTGGCACCTCGAGCCGCACCGCGCCTCCGGGCCGGCCGCGCCGACGCCACCCAGGCCGTCGGCTGGCCCCGCGGGCCCTGCGACCGGCGCCGGCGGCGCCGCCGGCGCCGCCGGCGCCATGACCCCGGTCCCGCGCTCGTGGACCCCGCCGCGGGCCTCCGCAGCGGGCGCTCGCGCCCCGGAGGAGGCGGAAAACGGCCCGAAAACGGCCCCGAGCGACGCCGCGGAGGGCGATGGTAGGGGATGGTGTGTCGATGGTTTTGATCTGGTAGAGGCACCATCCAACCATGATGACCATGTTCCGGAGATTTCTGAAACGACGGAAATAAAAAACTGTGTGTCTGCCTCCGACGCCGAAAACACACAGTTTTTCGGGACCCCGATTTCAAAAACGCCGGAACATGGTGTTTATGGTCGGATGGTACCCGCCGCCAGATCAAAACCGGCCAAAACCATCGACGTACCATCCCCTACCATCGCCCCCGCGCCGGGAGCCTCCGAACCGTCCGGACCGTCCGACGACGACGAAGACGACGACCCCGTGGTTCGGGGGGTGGTGCGGTGACCCTCACGCGCGCGGCGCCGCCTCCCGGCGAAAGCGCACCCCTCGGCGCGGCCGCGCGGGTGAGGCAGACGCTGGCCGACGCCGGGGTCACGCTCGCCCTGACCGCGGACGGCGAGCTGGAATACGAGGGCCGCCGGTCAGCGCTGACCGGCGACCGGCTCCAGCTGCTGGACGCCCACAGGCCGGCCCTCCTCGAGCTGCTGCGCGCCGAGGCGGCCGAAGCCGAAGGGGAGGTGACCGCGCCTCCCCGCCCGCTGGTGCCGCCGCCGGCGCTGCGCCCCCGCCCGCCGACGCGAGGGGCCGTCTTGCGCTACCACGGCGGGAAGCACCTGCTGGCTTCCGAGATCGTGGGCTACTTCCCGCCCCACGAGCGCTACGTGGAGCTGTTCGCCGGGAGCGCCTCGGTCCTGTTCGCCAAGCCCCGGGCACGGCACGAGGTGCTCAACGACGCCGACCGGGCGCTCTACACCTTCTGGCGCATGGTCCGTACCCGGACGGAGGACCTGGCCCGGGCCCTCGAGCTGACCCCCTACGCCCGCGAGGAGGCCGACCGGGCCAGCGACCTGTGCCGCCTGTCCGACGAGGAGCTGGACGCCTTCCTCGCCACACCGGAGGGGGAGCTGGAAGTCGCTCGGCTGGTGGCCGTCGCCAGCCGGACGGGCCAGCACGGCTACCCGCCCAGCCGGCGCATGGGTTGGCGCCAGAACACCGACCCCGAGAGCTACGGCGACACCGGGCGCAACTTCGCCCTCCTGCCGGAGGCGGTGCGCTGGGCGGCGCCGCGCCTCGACGGGGTCGACCTCGACCGCGCCGACGTCCTGGCCGACCTCGCCGGGCGCCAGCCGGGTGAGCCCCGGCGCCCCCGCAAGCCGATCCTGGTGCGCTTCGACGGCGCGCGGGTGCTCTTCTACGTTGACCCGCCCTATCCCCCATCGGCGCGGCACCCGGACTGGCGGCGCCGGGGGTACGGCAAGCGCGAGCTGACCGACGACGACCACCGGCACCTGGCCAGGGGGCTGCACGCGGTGACCGGCATGGTCGTCCTCAGCGGCTACGACTGCGCCCTGTACCGGGAGCTGTACGACGACGCCGGCTGGGCGCGCGCCGAGCTGGCGGTGCGGGACAACGGGCACAACGAGCGGACAGAGATCCTCTGGTTCAACCCGGCTGCGGGGGAGGCCCTGGCAGCTGACGGACGCCCGCTGCCTCTCCTGCACCCCCTGCGCCCCCTCGTGCCGCCGCTCGCCGAGGCGGACCCGCCCGAGGCCCCGCAACCGATAGGGACCTACCCGCCCGCACCCGCACCCGCCGCGGGCGCCGATCTCCTGCAGCTCCCGCTGCTCGAAGCGGTCCCTCCCCCGGCCACGAACGGCACCGCCACTGCGAACGGGACGGTGGCGTCCACGGCATCCAGCACGGCATCTGCATCTGCATCTGCATCGCCTACGGCATCGCCTACGGCATCTACCGCTCCTACGCCATCCGACCCCGACCCCACCGAGAGCGGCGAGGTCATCGGCGACGCCGACCTGGTGGACGCGCAGACCGCGGCCGCCCACAAGCAGGCAGAAGCCACTCGGCGGGCGCCGGCCCTGCAGGAGGCGCTCCGGGAGGCCGAGGCGCAGGCCCTGCGCGCGGCCGAGGCCCGCCCGGTGTGGCTCTCCCCGGCTGCCCGGGCGGAGGTCCCCCACGACATCCCCGACGTACCCGACCCCGACATCGTCTACGTCGCCGGCGCGGCCGCGCTCGAGACCGAGCTGCCTCGGCTGCTGGAGTCTGCCAGCGTGGCGCTGGACGTCGAGACCTGCCCCAGCGCCCCGTCCGTCGTCCGGATCCTCGCCCTGGAGAACCTGCTCGCCACCGCCGTCGCTCCCTCGGAGGCGGCGTCGTCGATCGCCCCTTGGGCGGAGCCCCCGCCGCTCGCGCAGCTCAGGGCCTGGCGCCAGGAGCTCGTGGCCCTCCGGAAGGAGTCGCTCGATCCGCTGCGCGGTCGGGTCCGGCTGCTGCAACTGGCGGCGCCCGACGGGCCGACCGTGGTGGTCGACCTCTTCGCCCCCGGCGTCGGCGAGGCCGTGCGTGAGCACCTGCGCCCCCTGCTCGAGGCGCCCCATCGGGGCCCCGGGGTGGGGCCGAAGCTGGTCGGCTTCAACGTGGCCTTCGACCTGTCCTTCCTCGCGGCCGCCGGGCTGCCCCTGCCCGACGGGCGCCGGCTGGTCGATCTGTTCTTGGGCGAGCGGGTTGCCGACGAGGGTGTCCACTTCCGCAAGCCGAAGGTGAGGACAGCGGCCCTCGGCTCGGACGCCGAAGGCGAGGCGGAGGGGGACGACGGCGACGACGAGCTCGAGGCCGACCACGCCGCGCCCGCCGGCGTCTCCCGTAGGTCGGACGTACCCGACTCCCCGGGCGACTCGCTGAGGGGCTACTTCACGCTCGAGCAGATCGTCCGGCGGCGCCTCGGCGTCGACCTCGACAAGACGGAGCAGCTGGGCAACTGGGCGTCGCCTGCGCTCTCAGGTGAGCAGCTCCGCTACGCCGCGGCCGACGTGACCGTCCTGCACCCCCTGCGCGCGAAGCTGGACGAGGCCCTCGCGGCCACCGGGCAGACCCGCGTGGCCGCGCTGGAGTACGCCGTGGTGCCTCCCCTGGTCGAGGCGTCGCTCGAGGGGCTGGCGGTCGACCTGCCCCGCCTGGAGGCGCTCCTGGCCGAGGCGCGGGCCCAGCTGCCCGAAGCCGAGGCGACCGTCCGCGCCTTCGCCGCGGCCCTCACCCCCGGCAGCGACGACTACCTGGACACCGTCACGCCGTACCCGGAGGCGGTGGCCCAGCGCCTGGCCACGCCGACGAAGAACGGCAAGCCCCGGGTGCAGCCGAAGCGCGTCTTCAACCCCCGCGCCGGCGACCAGCAGCAGCGCCTGCTGGCGGCCTGCGGCGTGACGGTCGAGAACACGCAGAAGGCCACCCTGCTGACCGCGGCCACCGCGCCGGGGGCGCACCCCGTGCTGCCGGCGCTGCTGCGCTTGAAGGGCCTCTACGCCCGCCTGACCAGTCTGGAGAAGTTCCGAGCCGTGCACCCCGTCACCGGGCGCCTGCACCCCGAGGTGCGCCAGCTCGGCGCCTGCAGCGGCCGGCTGACCTGCGCCTCGCCTCCCTTGCAGGGCATCCCCCACGACGACTCGACCCGGGCGTGCTTCCCCGCTCGGCCGGGGATGGCGATCAGCAGCGCCGACTACTCGCAGATCGAGCTCCGTCTGGCCGCGTCGATGGCCCCGGACCCGGCCATGCTGCAGGCCTTCGCCGCCGACGCCGACTTCCACACGGGGACGGCCCGCAAGCTCTACAAGATCCCGGACGGGGAGGCCGTGCCGAAGGCGGCGCGGGACTTCTCCAAGATGGTGAACCTGGCGTCGCTGTACGGGTCGGGCGCCCCGAACCTGCACCGGCGCGCCATCGCCGCGGGGTTGCCCGTGACCGTGACCGAGCTGCGCGACCTGCTGCGGCGCCACGCCCGGCTCTACCCCGGCGTCGCCCGCATGCGCCGCCTGGCCCTGGACGGCACCGACCCCGTCCTGGTCTCGAAGCCGCTGGGGCGCCGCCGGCGCTGGACGGAGGCGGACGGCAAGCCCACCCGGATCAACCACCCGGTGCAGGCCGGAGGCGCCGACCTGATCAAGGTGGCCATCGCTCGCTTGCACCAGACGCGCGCCCGCTGCCCCGAAGGGCGCTTCTTGCTGTCCATTCACGACGAGCTCCTGATCACGCACCCCGCCAGCGAGGCGGCGACGGCGGCGGCGACGGCCTGGCTCACGGACGCCATGTCCTACGCCGCCCGCCTGCTGTACCCCGACGCCCCGATCGCGATCGACGTGCAGACCGGCCCCACCTGGGCCGGCCCGGAACCGAAGCCAGAGCCAGAGCCAGAGCCAGAGCCAGAGCCAGAGCCAGAGCCCTGGCTCGACCCCGAAGGCCCCCTATGAGCCCGCCAGTGGGCTGCGCGCTGCGCAGCCGTGAACGAGGAGAGGAGCAACCGCTGATGCCTACGCCTCCGGCCACCCCCACCCCCACCCCCACGAACGCCCTGCCCCGGGGCTGGACCGGGGGCCGCCTCGAGGGGATCGAGGAGGCCCTGGTGCGTGACTGGCACGACGCCCAGGCGCACGGGCCCGAACTGCACCGGCTGCACGCCGACTGGGGGCCCTTCGAGGCCGACGGCGTGGAGCCGGATCCGCCCGGCCCCGTCGGCTTCGACGTGTCGTCGGTCGGGCCGCGGCGCACCGGCGGTGCGGGCGGCGGCGGTGCTGGTGGTGGGGGGCGCGCTCCGGCCGCCGTGGTGCGGGGCACGGTCAGGACGGTCAGCAAAGACGGGGGCGGGATCATCCTCGTCGGCACCGGCGACCCGGAGGTGGACGGCAATTGGGCCAATAGCTCCCGCTTCGCCGACCCGCCGGTGGACTTCAGCGGCCTGCGCCGGGGCCAGGCGGTCGAGGTGGAGCTGGACACGGCATCGAGCGGGCGGCGCTACGTGCGCCGGCTGACGCTGCTCCCTGCCGAAGGAGACCAGGCATGAGTCCGGTCCGCCGCACCGAGGTCGGCCTCGACCACCCCTTCGAGCTCAGCGAGGAGGCCGAGGCGGCGGGCCAGGTGGCCCTCCCCGAGGGGGTGCTGTCCTGCCCCGCCTGCGGCTACGCCGGCCTGCACGTGCTGACCGTCGAGGCGCGCCAACCGCCGGTCGGCCGCGACGACGGGGGCGCAGCGCTCGAGTTCCTGTGCGCGGGCGGGCACCGCTTCCGCTGGGAGGTGACCGCCCACGAGGGGCAGGTAGTCGCCTCGATCGAGGACGTTGCCGAAGTGCCCGAGGAGGAGCTCCCGGTGGAGCACATCGACCTGTGACGTACCGGCACAAGAGGCACAAGAACCCCCCGCGCCCGGCCGCCTGCCAGCTGCCCGGGCGCGGGGGCCCCCTACGAGGAGCAAGGGATGGCCACGATACCTGACCACGAGCTCGCCCTACCGCCGAGTCCGCACTTCATCTCTGAAACCTGGCCGCCTGGCCATACCACCGACGACGCCTACAGCTCTCCCTGGCGGGCGGACGGCCGTGGCTTGCGGCCGCGGGGCTGGCGCCGCCGGGCGCGGGGCGGGGGCCGCTGCTCCCTGTGCCGCCGGCGGCACGCCAGCGTCCCGCGGGGTGACGACGAGGCGTGGTGTGTGGCCTGTGGCCGGGTGCTCAGTGAGCACTACGGCCTGACGGGAGCTGGTGTCCTGGCTGGCCCCCACCAGCTCCCGGACGGGGCGCGCCGGGGCTTTCACGTGGCGGCCGCGACCTGGCGCTTCTTGCTGCACCGGCGTGCGGGAGGGGCCACCGCTCCGGCCGAGGCGGCCCCCGGATGAGCCGATTTTGGCGCCGGCGGCCGCATTTTTCTCCGCCTCGCTCCCATCTGGGGGAGGACGCCGGCGGGGCGAGGTCGGCCGTGTTCCCCAGAGAAGCGGCCGGCGGCCGCCGCGGCAGCCACCGCGTGACGCTGCGGCCGCCTTTCCCCTACCGTCGGCCCGTATCCACCGGCCGCCGGTCTGGCGAGACCGACCGGATAACCGCGCAGCGTGCCCCGCAGAAAGGAGTGGTGGTGATGCCCGTGGCAAAGGTGGCGGCCGTGACCGAAGGAGGGGGCGTGGAGGTGGCGCCGGCGGTCGGGCGGGTGGAGGCGCGCCTGCACCTCGCCCTGGCCGCGCGTCGGCTGCGCCTGACCCCGGCGGCCCGCGCGGCCGGGGTGACCAAGGACAGCGCGATCAGCTTTAGCCACGACCGCTTGCAGCGGGTCGACCTGAGCATGCTCGCCCGCTGGTGCGCGGCCTTGGGCTGCGGCGTGGACGAGCTGCTGGTGTACGTGGCGCCTCCGGCAGACGTGGAGCGGGAGGGCGCCCCGGCGCGCTAGGGAGCAGACACACGAACGCCCCGGCCGGGTTGGTCGCCACGGGACCGGGGCGCTGCGCTCACCAGAAGAGAGGAACCGTGCGGATGGAAGTCTATCGAAACGACGAGTCGGCGGATGACGGCGACGCGGGGCTGACCTGGGAGGAGGCCTACCGCCGGATGGACGCGACGGCCCGGATGAGCCTCCTGAGCCGCCTCCCGTCGTACTTCGCGCACTGCTCCCGCCCCGCGACCGAGGCCGACCGGGTGGCGGCAGAGGCGCGCGTGGCGCAGGTCATCCCGCAGGTGGTCGAGGTGGCGAAGCTGCTGGGTCTGGGGGCCCAGGCCGGCACCGCCGTGCGCGCGGTCCTTCGCGAGCAGCGGCGCCGCGAGGCGCACCAGCGGGCCATCCACCGACCCGGGTTCGAGCAGGGCCTGGGCGACGACGCCGAAGCGTTCCTCGCTCGGACCGCGGCGCGCCGGTCGTTCGCGGAGCGCCTGGAGGCCTTCCGCCGAGAACACGACCCGCTGGCGGACGCCGACCGGCGCGCGGGCTACACCAACCTGACCGTGCTCGCCGAGGCCTTCGAGACCGAGGCGCAGGCCGAGGCCGACGCGTTCGGCGACCGGTCCGTCTGGCCCGCGCCGCTGCTCGGCTGGCGCACCGTCACCGAGCTGGATGCGGAGCGCTACCCGGCCTGCAAGGGGACCGCCCTGGCCCCCGAGTGGTACGACCCGGCCCGCCACGAGTCGTACGCGTCGGCGGAGCTCATCGCCGTGTACCGGCATGAGCGCGGCAAGTGGCAAGGGGGCCATCCGGAGCGGCTCACCAGCGGCTTCGGCCTGTGGCACACCTGGGCGGTAGCGGAGACCCGGCGCAACCGCGAGCAGCGGCGCCGCCGCCTCGAGGCAAGCCAGGCGGCCGGAGACACCCGGTGAGCGGCCCGAACGCGGCTTCAGCCCCCGACCCCATCAGCAAAGCCGACCGTGAGGCCCTGCTGCGCCACGTGCGCCAGACCGAGCGCGTCGGCCTGGCCGGCATCAAGCAGGTGGCGGCGGAGCGCCTGGCGCAGTTCGAGCGCCAGCTGGCGACCGAGTACCAGTGGGACGACGACGCCGTCTGGGCTCAGGCGGTGCAGGACGCGAAGGTGATCGTCGAGGAGGCTCGCCCTCGGGTGCTGGCCCGCTTCAAGGAGCTGGGCATCCCGGAGGAGTTCGCCGGGCACCTCGAGGTCGGCTGGTCGCCGCAAGGGCGCAACCGCTTGATGGAGCGCCGTAAGGAGCTGCGCACGGTGGCCCAGGCCCGGGTCGAGGCCGACCAGCAGGCGGCCGAGGCGGCCCTCAAGCGCCGGTGTTTGGACGTCCAGGGCGCGGTGCTGGCCGAGAGCCTGACGTCCGATCGGGCGGCCCGGCTGCTGCAGGCCATCCCCGCGCCCGAGCAGCTGCTGCCGGAGCTCACCGTGCCGGAGATCGCGTCGCTGCTCCCGGGGCACCGCCAGGTGCAGGCCGACCGGCAGCGCCTGACCTACGGAGCCTACTCCCTGGATGCACCGGCGTTGCCCTACCGGCCCCCGTCGGCGGTGCCGGCGCTGGGGCCGCTGCCGGATACCGGGGCAGATGAGGGGAAGGAGGGCTGAACCGATGGGTGCCGGTACCCTGCCACCCCAGACCAAGATCGGCCGGCTTCGGGAGGCGCTGCTCCGGCTCTACGAGGAACACCTGGCGCAGGACACCCTCCCCACGAGCGGGCGCTTCCTCTGGTACGAGCTCGTCCAGCTCGGCGTCGTGGACAAGACGAAGGCGCGTGGGCACCCCGGCGTGAAGCGCGGCGTCGACCAGGACGTGACGGAAGCGCTGACGCAGCTGCGGGAGTCGGGGGAGATCCCCTGGGACGCCATCGCCGACGAGACCCGGACGCTCCACGACCACCAGGGGTTTCCCACGGTCCGGGAGTACGTGCGCGCCGCGCTCGACCAGGCCCGGCTCGATCCCTGGGCGCCCGACGAGGCCCCGCTCATCCTGTGCGAGTCCCGCAGCCTGGCGGGGGTGCTGGCCGGCCTCGTCGCGGAGTACCGCTGCCTCGTGGCCCCCACCAACGGGCAGACCGCCGGTTTCCTGCACAACGAGGTGGCTCCCCTCCTGGGCGACAGCGAGAGGCGCGTCCTGTACCTGGGCGATTGGGACCACCGGGGCGGCCTGATCGAGGCCAACACTCGCCGGGTGCTGGCGGAGTACGGCCTGGGGGAGTGGGAGCGGGTGGCCCTGACGGAGGTACAAGTACGCGACCACGATCTGCCCGTCATCTCCAAGACGGACCGAGCCTACAAACCGCCCCGCGCCTACCCGGCGGTCGAGACGGAAGCCCTGGGGCAGCACATCATCGTGGGACTCCTGCGGGAGCGCCTGGATGCGCTGCTGCCGCGTCTCCTGGCCGACGTACTGGTACGTGAGCGGGCCGAGCGAGAGGTGCTCCGGGTAGAGCTCGGGGGGCAGTTGGAGGGAGAGGGGGCTGGATGACGACGACGACGACGGAACTGGACTCGCTGCACGACGCCGTCTTGATCGCGGCCGCCGAGCGCGGCTGGCCCAGGCTGCAAGCGCTGCCGGGGCTCGCGCTCGGGCCGACGCCCGGCCTCTGGAAGACGCACCTCGCTGCCCTGCCCCCGGCCGCGCTGCGCCGGCTGTGGGAGGCCCTGCTGCGCGGCCCGGCGCGCCCGAAGCGCCCCAGGCCGGCCACCGTGCGGCCGAGCACAAGCACGAGCACCGGAGGGGTTGATGACCGAGCCGAACGCCCTCGCGTACCCCGAGCTGCCCGCTGAGGACACCGGCCAGCAGCTCCGGGTCTGGTGCGGGCACTGCCGCGCCTGGCACTACCACGGCCGCGGCGTGCCTGGGGGTGCGCCGCGCAGCCGCGCCGCCTACGGGCACCGGGCCGCGCACTGCCACCGGCCGGGCAGCCCGTACCGCGAGACGGGCTACGTGCTGGTCGCCCTCGATCCGCTCCGCGTACCCGCCCGCGCCGAGCGGCGGCGGCGCCCAGCTGCCCGCTGATCTGGCGCGAGTCACCGACTGCCACCTCTTTACTCGTTCTTGACAGGGCGGCGGGCGGGCGTCTACGGTCCGGGCGCATGCTGCTCGATCCGGTGGCCGCCCCCGGTGTTGCTTCCGCCCATGGCTCGCAGCGCTCGCACGCGCCGGCTTCGCTCCAGGCCACCACCGCCGGAGGCGCCCCCCCGCACAAAGGCACGCCGGCGCACGCGCAGGCCCTGCGCGGCGAGCTCCAGCGCCTGGTCGGGGGCGTCACTCGCGGCCGGAACCGCCTCTCCGGCCTGCTCGTCGAAGCGCAACGGCACGTCATCTGGACGAAGCTCGCGAATGCGCACGGCCTCCCCTTCGCCAGCTGGGAGAGCTTCTGCCTGAGCCCGCAACCGTGCGGTTTGGGCTACTCCGCCGGCGCCATCGAGGCGATCGTCACGGAGCGCAAGGACCCTCGGCGGCGCGCCCAGACGGCGGCCGTCCTCGTCGGCCATGGGCAGCGCCGGAGCGGCCGGTCGGAGCTCGCCGGGACGGCCGTGCCCCGGGGCGGAACCGGGACGGACTATTACGTAGCGCGCATCAAGCGGGACCATCCCGCCGTGCTCCAGGCGCTCCAGGAGGGCCGTTACGCCTCCGTCTACGAGGCGGCGCTGAGCTGCGGGCTCGCCGTCCCCCAGTGCTACTGCCGGCTGACTCCCACCTCGTTCGCAAGGCAGGCGCTGAAGTATCTGGGCGCCGCCGGCGTGGCCTCCCTGGTCGAGCTGCTCCAGCACCCCGAGCGCATCGCCCACGCCCAGTCCCGACCCCCCAAGGAGCGCCGGCAGGCGGCGGTGGCGTGACCGGGGCTCACGGGGCGCCGCGGCCCGGGGGGCGACCCCCAAAAAAGAAACGCGCGCCGGGGCGAGGGACGAGCGATGCGTGACACCGCGCTGGACGAATTGGCCGAGCTGGTGGTCACCGCCTGGCACACCCTGTATGGGGCCGACCCCCTCCGGGCCGGAGAGATCGACACGCTCGGCCCCGGAGCGGAGGCCCGTGGCGCGCTCGACCGGGCCCTGCGCCGGCGCTTCCCCGGCTCGCCCGGACTGGGTGGCGCCTGGGCAGGCGCACAGCTCCGCCACGGCGGCCCGCTGCGGATCGACCCGCAGGCCAGCGCCCTGGACATCCTCCGGGCCGTCGAGGTGGCCGACGCCGCCGCCGAGCAGCAGCTAAACGCCTTCGTGGACGCCGTGCTGCGCCCCGGCGGCGGGCCATCATCGACATCTCCGGGGAGTTAGCCCCCATCGACGGAGCGCACGCCGGCGTAGCCTGGCTACGCGACGCCGAGGGAGGGAGCGCATGTCGGGTAAGCCGCGGTTCACCCAAGAGCAGATGATCACCGCGCTGCAGCAGGCGAAGGGCCTGGTCACCGTGACCGCCCGGCTGCTGCACTGCAGCCCGTCCACGGTGGAGGTCTACATCGAGCGCTACCCGGCCGTGGCCGAGGCCCGGCGCCAGGAGCGGGAGGGGATCGTCGACCTGGCCGAGCTGGCCCTGGTCAAGGCCATCCAGAACGGCGAGGGCTGGGCCATCTCGCTGACCTTGAAGACGCTGGGTAAGAGCCGCGGCTACGTCGAGCGCACGGAGAACGTGACCGAGCTGCAAGGCCGGGTGGTCGTCGAGGAGCACCACCCGGAGCACCTCTCCCCCGAGATGATCAATCGGGTGGCGCGTGGCCTCCTCACCGGCTGAGACCGCGCCGCGGCGCCAACCTTTACGTCCCCGTAAAGGTTCCCCGGCCGAGCGCCCGCTGACGGCGGCCGACCGCAAGCGGGCCGTCGAGTACATCTACGCCACCGCCCGGGAGCGTCTCGACGTCTACGCCGCCGTCGTCTTCGGTCTGCCGCCGGCGCCGCACCACCTCGAGTGGTATGCCAGATGGATGGAGGCCCTCGTCGAGGACGCACCTCCTGAGCGGCGGCGGGTCTGCCTGGTGGCGCCGCCGGGATCATCGAAAAGTACGGCCTTGAGCTTGATCACCGTCTGCTGGTACCTGGGGCGGCACCCGGACAGGAGCGTGCTGGCCATCACCAGCAGCGACGTCATGGCGTCGCAGTACGCCAGCGTCGTGGCCTCCACCCTGCTGGAGAACGGCGAGCACCAGCGCGTCTTCCCCCACCCGGACTGCCG